AGCTACGGGGCCCAGACGGGCGAGGACTGGAGCATCTGCTGCGAGGGCGTGTTAAAAATAGACCGAGAAACCTCTACTGGGACTATTGAAAAATAATGCCAACCAGCTCCCCAAACGGCAAGGCCCACATCCGGCGCATTGTCGGCGCCCTCAAGCGCGACAGGATGCTCGACATCGGCTGCGGCGAGGGCACCTACGCGAAGATGTTCCCCGAGGGCAACTGGACTGGCGTCGAGGTCTGGGAGCCCTACGTCGAGGCTTATGGCCTGCGGTCCCTGTATTCGACGCTTATCGTCGCCGACGCCAGATCGCACGAGTTCTCGCCCGACGAGCACTTCGACGTGGCCTTCGCGGGCGACGTCCTCGAGCACATGACCGAAGACGAGGCCAAGGGGCTTCTGGGTAGGCTGAGGCTGGTGGCCGACACCGTTATCGCCAGCATCCCGATCGGCCACTACCCGCAGGGGGAGTGGGGCGGCAATCCGCACGAGCGGCACGTCGTGGACGACTGGACGGATGCGCGCGTCAAGGCGGCGTTTGGAACTCCGAGCTGGTCGGCGGTGGACGGCGAGATCGGCGTCTACGTCTGGTCGACGATCGAGAACGTGTGCCGCGACACCCCTGAAAAGGGGGCGCCTTTGAAGATCGCCATTTATGCGATAAGCAAGAACGAGGAGCATTTTGTGGCGCGGTTTGCTGCGTCTGCGAAGGAGGCCGACTATGTTATCATTGCTGACACGGGCAGTACGGATGGTACTGTCGCCGCTGCTAACGCTGCTGGCTGTATCGTTCACGATATTTGTATCAGCCCTTGGCGCTTTGATCTGGCTCGCAACGCTGCTCTGGCGCTCGTGCCGTCGGACGTGGACGTGTGCATCTCGCTGGATCTCGATGAGGTTCTAGAGCCCGGCTGGCGGCAGGAGATCGAGCGCGTCTGGACCGAGAAGACGACGCGCATGCGCTACCTCTTCGACTGGGGCTCCGGCATCAAGTTCCTGTCCGATAAGATCCACCATCGCAAGGGCTACATATGGCATCACCCCTGCCACGAGTACGCGATCCCGGACCCCCGGACAGTAGAGGGCTGGGCCAACACGGACCTGCTGCTGGTCACCCACTACCCCGATCCGACTAAGAGCCGGGGCCAGTACCTCGACCTGCTGGAGATCTCCGTCAAGGAGGATCCGCGCTGCCCCCGCAATGCCTTCTACTACGCCCGCGAGCTGTCCTTCTGCGGCAAGTGGGAGAAGGCCATTGTCGCCCTAAACAAGTACCTTCGCATGCCGGAGGCTGTCTGGATCAATGAGCGGTGCTACGCTTACCGGGTCTTGGGCAAGTGCCTCGAGGCGCTGGGCAAGCCTTGGGAGGCCGAGGCGGCTTACCACCGCGCCTGCGCCGAGGCGCCCAACACCCGCGAGCCTTGGTGCGCCATATCCCTCCTGATGTACCGGCAGAGCCGCTGGGCGGAGAGCTACGCCGCCGCCGTGCGAGCCTTGGACATCCGCGATCGGGAGCTGGTCTACACCTGCGACCCGGAAGTCTGGGGAGCCCAGCCGCACGATCTGGCCAGCATCGCCGCGTGGCACTTGGGCTTGCAGAAAACTGCAATCGAGCAGGCCCGCCTTGCAGTCGAGAAGAGCCCCGACGACCTGCGCCTGCGCGCAAACCTCAAGGCAGTGACCGAAACAACCAAGCAAAACTTCGCCTAAACGAAAGGAAGTGCCATGTTTGAATTACTGGGTGGAGGCATCTTCGGAAGCCTGTTGGGCGGCGTTTTCCGCCTTGTGCCTGAGTTCCTGAAGGCCTTTGACAAGAAAAACGAGCGGTCGCACGAGCTGTCCATGTTCGACAAGCAGTGCGACGTCGAGAAGACCCGAGGCGCCCAGAAGCTGTCCGAAATCAGCGCCGAGCGGGACTCCGTCCTAGACACCGGGGCCATGGCCGCTTTCCAGAGCTCGATCCAGCAGCAGACCGACATGGTTAAGGCGGCCGGTGGCTGGGCCGCGAGCCTGTCCGCCAGCGTGCGCCCGGTGATGACCTACTACCTGCTGGTGGTCTACGGCGTGGTGAAGATCTGCCTTGCCATCAGCCAGATGCGCGCGGGCGTGCCCTTCGTGGACGTCATGCCCAAGCTCTGGTCCATGGACGACATGGCCCTCCTGTCGGGCGTCGTAAACTACTGGATCCTCGACCGCACGCTGGCCAAGCGCGGTATCTAGTGGACCTTACCCTGACGATCGAGCTGGTGAAGCGGTTTGAGGGGTTTCGGGGCAAGCCGTACCTGTGCCCGGCGGGCGTCCCCACGATCGGCTACGGCTCAACCCACTACGCGGACGGGCGCCCCGTCACCTTGGCCGATGCGCGTATGTCCAAGGAGGCCGCCCACGAACTCATGGAGGCGGAACTGCGGCACCGGTACTTGCCAGCCGTCTTGCGCTTCTGCCCAAAAGTGGCCAGCGACGTCAAAACGGTAAACGCCTTGGTGGACTTCTGTTACAACCTCGGAACTGGTAGACTTCAGACCAGTACCTTGCGCCGAAAAGTAAACTCCCAAGACTGGACCGGGGCGCGAGAACAAATCAGGAAATGGGTTCGCGGCGGGGGCCGCATCCTGCCGGGTCTTGTCATGAGGCGGGAGGCTGAGGCAGCCCTTCTGCCGCACGGGAGTTTATGAATGATTGAAGACCTCATAAGTCGCGTGTTCCACAGCCGTAATCTGGCGCACTGGAACCACTGGCGCACCAAGTCCTACGCCCAGCACAAGGCGCTGGGCCACTTCTACGACGACGTGATTGAGGCCCTCGACGACATCGTGGAGGCCTATCAGGGAGCCTTCGAACTCATTAGCACCATCCCCGCCCCCGACAAGACCGACAACGACATCCTCAAGCACCTCGAGACTGAGGCGGCTTGGATTGAGGAAAATCACGAGGGCATCTGCAAGGGCAACCGCGCCATTGCCAACCAGATCGACGCACTGAGCGGCGTCTACCTCAGCACCGTCTACAAACTGAGGAACCTGAAGTGACCGTCGATTATCAAGTCCTCTACAACGTAGCCACGGGAATTGCCGCCTTCTTCGGCGGCTGGATCATCAACAACATCTACAAGGCCGTGGAGCGTCTGGATAAGGACGTGCGCGACATTCCGGTCACCTACGTCGCGAAGGATGACTACCGAGACGACATGAAAGAGGTGAAGAAGATGCTGGAAAAGATCTTCGACAAGCTCGACGGGAAAGCCGATAAATGACCACCAGCCCCACCGCGATGACCTTCACGACGCTGCAGCAGGACGTGCGGCGTTATCTCGAGCGTGGGGCCACGCTGGCCTCGGATGCCGTCGTCTACGAGCAGATCCCGCGCCTCATCAATCTGGCCGAGCGCCGCATCGCCCGCGAGCTGAAAATTCAGGGCTTCATCAACGTCGTGACGGGCACCCTGACTACGGGCCTGTCCGTGTATGACAAGCCTGACCGCTGGCGCGACACGATCAGCATAAACATCGGCACGGGCGCCACTAACGACACGCGCACGTTCCTATTCACGCGCGGCTACGAGTACCTGCGCAGCTACTGGCCCGACAGCACCCAGATGGACACGCCGCAATTCTACGGCGACTACGACTTCAGCCACTGGCTGATCGTGCCGACGCCGGATGAGGACTACCCCTTCGAGGTTCTGTATTACGAGCTGCCGCCCCTCCTCAGCGATATTATCCAGAGCAACTGGATCAGCGAGTACGCGCCGGAGCTTCTGCTGTACGCGACGCTGCTGGAGGCGACGCCGTTCCTGAAGAACGACGAGCGTATACAGGTCTGGCAGGCCATGTACGATCGCTCGGCGGCTATGCTGAACGGCGAAGATCTCAAGAAAATCTTGGACCGCTCGACGGTTCGCAAGGAGGCTTAAATGTCGGTCTACACGCAGGTCTTTGGCGGCACGACGATCTACCCGTCGAATGTGTCGTATCTGTCGCTGGCCCTCACGGCGAACGTGACCCTGTCGTGGCCTCTGGATGCCAACGCGTCTGCGGACGTCGCCGCGCGCATCATCGACGTGACGCCCACCGGCGCCTTCTCGATCTTCATGCCTCCGGGCAATGAGACCGGCGT